ATATTATATTAATTATTTAGTTAATTAACCTTATTATTATTATACGGCGTCTTATTTTTTTGTGTAAAAAACCAAATAGTTCTTATAATACTTTTAATAATATCTATTATCGAAAGTAAAAACAGGGTTAGGGATTTGGGGGAAAACAAAATGGAAAGGTAATTAATTAACTAAATAATTATATAGCACACGCTACTGGTTAGGTGTGACAGAAATACGAAAACAGGTTGGCCGCCCTGAAAAAACGGATAGCGATGGAAACAGAATTATACATAAAGTCATTAATGTTAATGTTCCAATTAAGTTAATTGAGTTTCTAAAAGATGAAGGTATAAACAGATCCGAATTATTTACCGATGTAGCAACACAGATGCATGAGCATTTAATTTGTAATGTGTGCTATACTAAATTAAGAGAAACTAAAATTGGTAGACAGTGCGAAGAATGTGCACATCAATATTACATAAAAACAAATGGACTTGTTGAAACGTTCTGGAAGCACTTCTATAACTGTCCTGACTGTCATGAACCTTATAGCCATGAAAACACTTTCGCGCTAACTAAACAGGGTCTACAGGCTTGTTTAGAATGTCAGGAAACCAAACAAGAAAGATTAGATATTCACGAGTTCGCACCTAAGGAAAAGAACGATGCAATCTAAACTATATAGGGGGGGGAATTATGAAAAGTCAGGTTTTGATGATTGGACCACGCCCGCGAAAGTAATACGTGAACTAAAAGAAGAATTTGGTACAGTATTACATGATCCTTGTCCTACAGATTGGAAAGAAGGCGACCCAGACGGTCTTAAGGTAGACTGGCCCAGAGGCGTATATTGTTTTGTAAACCCTCCATATAGTAAAATGAAGGAATGGGTAAAGAAGTGCTTTGATGAATGGGAGAAAGGCGTAGGTGTATTGCTCTTAATACCACCACGGACTGATACTAAATATTTTCATAACTACATTTATGGGAACGCATACCTACGTTTCTACAAAGGACGTTTAAAATTTGGAAAGGGTGGACCACCTAAAGCCGCCCCTTTTCCTTCTATGTTATGTGTATTTCCTAAAATAGAGGATTATGTGAGCCCTTATGATTTGTAAACGTTGCCTGGATCTAATACCTTATAATTCAATGGCGACAGACAAAGAACACTGTAGACATTGCTTTAAGGCAATTACTTAAACCCGAAATTGTTAGCTGTCTTGGTTACTGTTTCAACCTTCTCGGATGCTTCAGCGGCTTTGTTAATAACAGGTATTAACTTTGAAGCCGCTGCTTGGATATACCAAGGTTGATCCTTTAACTCTTCAGCCATACTATGCATAAGAGACATTTGAGAACCTTGCTCAGAACCTTGCAGTTCTTTCGCAGCTGCTCCCATTGCTCCAGCCCAAAACTTTTTCAAACTCTCTCGCGCTTGAGGCATCATAAATTCCTCAAAGTCTTGTAATGTTTGCTCTCTAATACTTTTAACAATAACATCAAGACCTTCATTAAGTGCGGCATCGGATTCACTACTCAACAACCACGTCTCGATTTTTTTTTGAGTTTTTAGCGGTATCCAATATGTATAAATTAGTAAATATAATGAGAAGCTCATAATCCATACAAGAAGGAATTGAACGTCGTTCATTTTGTATCAAGGGATCCTTCCCCTTTTGTAATCATATTCCACAACTTTGTTACTGCATTAGTATCAATGGCACTGCCACCTACTCCTAAAATGCCTCCCAAAATATTGTCAGCACCTAATACAGCGGGAAGTCCTCCAAGTATAACACCCTTCTGAGTGTCTGACACAGTAACTCCAGCTTCTTGTAGTGCTTTAAAGAAAAGCGCCCATAAAAGAGGGGTAAAAGCTACCGCCATTGTACCACCTATCAATATAGGGGTGGTTTCATTATCTAAAAACGTTTTAAAAGTTTCATGCTTTCTCAGATCCTTTACCGCTTGCTTTTCGTCTTTGCTAACTTTTGTTAATGTATAACCGTCTGGCACTAAGGCATATTCAGCCATTACTCTTCTTTATCCTGTAGTGAACTTATTGAGTCTAAAGTTTGTTTAGCCCTGAATATTAGCTCTGCCCAAATGCTAACCTTACTCATTATTCCCTGATAATTCTACCTGCCATAAAAACAGAACCATTGTAAACATTATTAGAGCCCCATTTAACCTCAATTTCTGTATAGGGTGGAATAATATAATGGAATCTCATAGGAACTAATCCAGAACTTGATTCTTTTGTTTCACTTATTAAATTGCCATTAAAGGTTACATCTAAATAAGTGTCATGGCCAGCCGCGTTAGTGGTTGTAAAATCAAGGGTTCCCTCAAAAATATAATTACCAGTAGTGAAACTTAACAAAGTAGTACTGGCACTCCCTGAGCCTGCATCAGTAATAGAACCACTGGCCGCATAAGCATTGTTGCCAATTATCTCTAAAGCTTCGGCTGGTCCCGTAAAGGAATTACTAACGCCTAATATGGTCATTTAAGATCTCTAAGCTGAATAAGTAATACTTACTGCTACGTCGACAGTTTCACCAGTTGTGCATGAAACTGAAAAGTCTATCTGATTTCCAGCAATTATATCGAAGATTCCATTTGAGTTTTCAATAACAACAGGCATCCCGCTGTTACCATCGAGCGGGCCAGCCGCTTGATTACTCCATGAAGGTCCTGCGAATATCTGTTGTACTGAAACCCCATCTCCAGCAAATTTGAAAACACTGCAACCATCTGTGGCGCTAGTATGATCAGGTGAGCAACTCAAAGAGATTCGAACGACCTTAGTCATCGATTCAGGGTTTGTAGTTGATTGTGAACTTCCAAGCAATTGTGAAATGCTTGTGAATGTTCCAGCAGTTAAAGCACTGCCTGCGAGCGTATACGTTCTTGTCTGTAGTCCGGCCATTTTTATTTATTTCCTTTATTTTATATTCTTGCGTAGATTTTTGATCCGCCCAATTTTATATTAGGGAACCATTTTCTTGCTATTCCACCTGCGGCTGCTATAACAATAGCCGAAGATAAAACTTTCTTGCCTACATCCGATGTAACCAAATTTACTGCATTAGCTGAAGCAAATTGTAGACCTTCAGAAACCTGTGATTTTCCTAAAAGTTTTAGAACGGTACTCCCTGTTTGAGCTCCGCCCCCACTGTTTAGATATTGAGCGACAGATAACCCGCTAGCCATACCCGTGATACTTGGGTGTGGCATTGCCATTCTTTTACGGCTGTATGTTCTTCGTCTTGCCATTGTTGTTTTTCTCCTGGTTGTTGAACGCCTAGGGGAAGATCTCTTGGCAGTGCGACGACTCGCAGACGCAAGGAACGACTTCTTGGAAATCATTTTCCCGTCTCGGAAGTACATAATACGTCCTTGGGCACCTTTACGCTTGTAGAGACCTTTTCCCTTAGGCATTGATACGCAGATATGGGTAGCTACTTAAATCTGGCGGGTCGAAAGGATCCAGATAGCAAACGAAAGCGCTAAGAAACACGAAACATACAGAGGAATAGCACTTTTAAGCAACTAACAAGCACTTTTAAGCATTTTATTATATATTATATTAATTATTTAGTTAATTAACCTTATTATTATTATACGGCGTCTTATTTTTTTGTGTAAAAAACCAAATAGTTCTTATAATACTTTTAATAATATCTATTATCGAAAGTAAAAACAGGGTTAGGGATTTGGGGGAA